AGGCATGAAAGGTCTGTTCAACCCCACCGACACCATCAGCAAGCAGTTCAAGAACGGCATGATGGGCACTGGCGTGCTGGGCTTTGACGAGATCAACATGTCTCAGTCGATCAAGCAGCACACCACTGGCTCACGTAGCGCAAGCGCTTCCACACTGGTTAAGACCCCAGGCGTTACTGCCGAAGGCGCTTCTACCATTCTGCTGGAACAAGGCTCTGTGTCTACCACCATCAAAGCTGGTGACGTGTTCACAGTCAGTGCTTGCAATGCTGTCAACCCACAAACCCGTGAGTCTACTGGTTCGCTGTTCCAGTTCGTTGCTTTGGCTGATGCCACCGCTTCGTCCGGCACTTGGACTGTGACTGTTGCTCCGATGTACTCGGCCAACCACGCTCTGGCTACTGTGGATGTGCTGCCTGCAACTGGCGCAACTGTGACCTTCGTGGGCGCGGCTTCTACTCAGTACGCTCAGAACTTGGTCTACCACAAGGATGCCATCACGTTCGCCACTGCTGACCTGTTGCTGCCACAAGGCGTTGACATGGCTGCACGTGCCGTTCACAACGGTATCAGCTTGCGCGTTGTTCGTCAGTACGACATCAACAACGACCGTATGCCTTGCCGTATTGACGTTCTGTATGGTTTCAGTACCATCCGTCCACAAATGGCCTGCCGCATCTGGGGCTAAACCTAATGCCCCTTCGGGGGCGTTTTTTAAATTTTTTTTAAGGAAATTATCATGGCTCTTCCTAATGGCGCTGGTGGCTACCAGCTTGGTGACGGCAATATCGGTGAAGCTGTTCTGTCGGTTCAAGGCGCTCCTACTGCCGTGGCTGCTGCCGCGACAATGACGGCTGCTGAACTGTCTAATGGCTTGTTTGTGTTCAACGGCGCTGCCGGTAATCTGACTTTGCCCACCGTGGCACTGGTAGAAGCCGACATCACAGCCGCGTCAAAAGTCAACGCCTCTCTTGACTTCATCATCATCAATATTGATGCTTCCGGTTCTGATTCAGTCACTTTGGCTGCTGGTACTGGTTGGACAATTGTTGGTGTTGCTGCGGTAGCGGTTAATACTTCTGCCCAGTTCCGCGCCCGTAAAACCGGCGATGGCACTTGGACTGCATACCGCATTGCCTAAACCAAATGGGGCTTCGGCCCCGTTTTTAAGGAAACACCATGCCAAATACTAAAGCTGTAGGCGTTGCGTATAGCGACCCTGAATTTGATAGCGTAACCGTTACCGGCGCGTCAGCGTTGCAAGCGGTAACCGCTACGACCATAACTGCTACGACCATGACCGGTAATTCAACCGGCACTTCAACCGGCGCCATTCGCCTTCCTGTTGCTGCTGTTGCGGCGGCTGGCAGTACTCAAGGCAATGCTGCTGCACTAGCTGAGGGTATCAATGTCGTTTCGGCGGCGGATGGCACCAAAGGCGTAATTTTGCCTACAGCGGTAGCTGGTATGGTAATTATTGTTAAAAACACCGCTGCCGGCGCGCTGAATATTTATCCCGCCACTGGCGGGGCAATCAATGCAGTTGCGGCCAACGGTGCGTATAGCATTACAAACCTTACCAGTTCGTTGTTGGTGGCATCTTCCACCACCCAATGGTATTCTGTTCCATTGGTAGCATCCTAACTAAAAAGCGGGGGCTTCGGCTCCCGTTTTCTTATGAACATTTATCTTCAGCATCCCGTCCACGGGGCCAAAGTTGCCACGATGGAACTTGAAGCCGTGTTTGATGAAACAAACGGCTGGACACGCTACAATCCAGAAGCACCCACATCAGAACCTGAAGTAGTGGTGAACGCGCTAGAAGTTAAGCGCAAATACACACGTAAGGCTGTAGCCGAAGGAGTCTGAGATGGCCGTTTACACTGCTGGCGATCAAATCAATCGGGCACTTCGTTTGCTCGGCGTGCTGGCCGAAGGTGAGACGACCTCTGCATCAGTGTCGCAAGACAGTCTGATGGCGATGAATCAGATGATCGACTCATGGAACACTGAGCGTCTCTCGGTGTTCAGCACTCAAGATCAAATCTTTACCTGGCCCGCAGGGCAAATTACGCGCACGCTTGGCCCTTCGGGCGACTTTATTGGCCTGCGGCCCGTGTTGTTGGATGAGGCGACTTACTTTCGTGACCCTGGCACCAACGTGTCGTTTGGCATCAAGTTCATCAACCAGCAACAGTACAACGGGATCGCCGTTAAAACCGTAACATCAACGTACCCACAAGTCATTTTTGTAAACATGACTTACCCAGACGTTACGATGTCCATCTATCCGCGCCCCACACGCGACTTGGAATGGCACTTTGTCTCGGTGCAAGAACTAAGCAATCCCGCCACCTTGGCGACTGACTTGTTTTTCCCGCCAGGCTACTTGCGGGCGTTCACTTACAACTTGGCAATGGAAATAGCGCCTGAGTTTGGCGTTGAGCCAAGCCCCCAAGTCCAGCGCATTGCCATGACCAGCAAGCGCAACTTGAAACGCATCAACAACCCTGACGATGTGATGTCGATGCCATATGCCATCGTAGCGACTCGGCAGCGCTTTAACATCTATGCTGGCAACTACTGATGAAAACGCCGATTCTTGGCTCCAGCTATGTGGCCCGCAGCATCAACGCTGCGGACAACCGCATGGTCAATCTGTTTCCCGAAGTCATCCCAGAAGGCGGCAAAGAGGCTGGGTTTCTTAACCGTGCGCCAGGGTTACAGTTTCAACAGACCATAGGCACCGGCCCTATTCGCGGCCTGTGGGCGCACCAGACCAACGGCAGCGACTTCTATGTCGTGTCGGGCAATGAATTTTACAAAGTCACTGGCTTGACCGCTACGCCCACATTGTTAGGCACCGTGGCCGGCACCGGCCCTGTGTCCATTGCAGACAACGGCACGCAATTGTTCATTGCGGCCAATGGGCCAAGTTACATCTACAACGAAACCACCAACGTATTTGCCCAGATCACCGACCCTGACTTTGCCGGCGCGGTAACCGTGGCCTACCTTGACGGCTACTTTGTCTTCAACCAGCCTGACAGCCAGATTATCTGGGTGTCGCAGTTGCTAGATGGCACATCCGTTGACCCGCTGGACTTTGCAAGCGCTGAAGGCTCTCCAGACGGCGTGGTGGGCCTTATTGCCGACCACCGCGAACTGTGGGTGTTTGGCACTGATTCAGTTGAAGTTTGGTACGACTCTGGCGCGGCTGACTTCCCTTTGCAGCGCATCCAAGGCGCGTTTAACGAGATTGGCTGCGTGTCGGCGTACACCATCGCCAAGATGGACAACGGCCTGTTCTGGCTAGGCACAGACGCCCGTGGGCAAGGCATCGTCTACCGCGCCAACGGCTATACTGGTGTTCGCATTTCAACCCATGCGGTAGAGTACGCCATTGCTCAGTACGGCAATATTTCGGACGCGATTGCTTACACCTACCAGCAAGAAGGCCACGCTTTTTATGTGTTGACCTTTCCAAGCGGCAACGCCACTTGGGTGTACGACGTAGCCACGCAAGCCTGGCACGAACGCGCTGGCTTTGTTGATGGCGAATTTATGAGGCACCGCAGCAATTGCCAGTGCAACTTTGGCGGCAACATTATCGTTGGCGACTTTGCAAACGGCAATATCTACACATTTGACTTGGATGTGTACGCTGACAATGGCGACATCCAAAAGTGGCTGCGGTCGTGGCGGGCGCTGCCCACCGGCCAGAACAACCTGAAGCGCACCGCGCATCACAGCCTGCAACTTGATTGCGAGACGGGCGTGGGGCTAAATACCGGCCAAGGTTCTGACCCCGAAGTCATGTTGCGCTGGTCGGATGACGGCGGTCACACATGGTCAAACGAACACTGGTCAAAGATCGGCAAAATTGGCGCGTATGGGCACCGAACCTTTTGGCGGCGGCTGGGCATGACCCTAAAGCTGCGCGATAGGGTCTATGAACTTTCAGGCACTGACCCTAACAAAATAGCGATCATGGGTGCGGAATTGATCATAAGCCCGACCAATGCCTAACCTTAATACCCAGATCACGCCGCCTCGCGTGCCGCTTACTGACGAGCGCACAGGGGCGGTTTCGCGTGAGTGGTATCGCTGGTTCTACAACATCTACAACATTACTGGCGGGGCGCTTGGCATCACGCCGGTTACCAATGGCGGCACAGGGCTAAGTACTATCCCTACTAACGGCCAACTGCTGATCGGCAATGGCACAGGGTATACCCTTAACACGCTAGGCACTAGTGCTGGCATATCAGTCACCAACGGGGCTGGAACAATCACCGTTGCCAACACGGGCGTGCTGTCGTTTGCAGGCGGCGCTACTGGTCTGACTCCCGCAGCGGCCACCACGGGCGCTGTGACGCTGGCAGGGACGCTGATTGCGGCCAATGGCGGCACAGGGTTTGGCTCTTATGCTGTCGGCGATCTGTTGTACGCCAACACAACAACTACTTTGGCAAAACTGCCTGATGTTGCTATTGGCAATGCGCTTATCTCGGGCGGCGTGGGCGTCGCGCCAGCGTGGGGCAAAATTGGCCTGACAACCCATGTCAGTGGTGTTTTGCCTATTGCCAACGGTGGCACAAATGGCACAGCAACTCCTACAGCCAATGGTGTTGCCTATGGTACGGGTACGGCGTATGCCTTTACCGCTGCCGGTACAACAGGCCAAGTGCTAACGGCTACTACAGGCAGTGCCCCCACTTGGGCCGCGCCAGCAACCAGCGGTACGGTTACCAGCGTGTCGGTTGTCTCGGCCAATGGCCTGGCCGGTACGGTGGCAACGGCCACCACCACGCCAGCAATCACGTTAAGCACCACCGTCACCGGCTTGCTCAAGGGCAACGGCACGGCCATCTCGGCTGCGGTGGCTAATACGGACTACCAAGGCGTTGCTGCGCCGGTCACCAAGACCGCTGACTTTACAGTCGCCGACGGCGAAACCTGGTTGATCAACAACAAGTCAGGCTCAACCTGTACGGTCACACTGCCAGCAGCCGCTTCATGGGTGGGGCGCCAGTTAGTTTTTAAGAACATGCAGGCGCAAACGCTTGTCTCGGCATCCAGCAATGTTGTGCCAATTGACAGCACTTCGGCTGGAACGGCGATCCTCTTGGCGGTTGTGGGAAATTGGGCGACAATGGTGTCAGACGGCACAAATTGGGTCATCATGCAAGCTGCATCCAACAACAACCTGCTTTTGGAATAATCTGATGCAATTAGCTTGCGGTCAAGAATTTAACCTTGCGGAAGTTACGCCGGACAAGGTGTTGGCGCTGCAAGATGAATTGCTTAAAATGCCGCAAGCGGACATTGTTACAGAGCATACGTTTTTGCCAAAAGTTTACGAGCGCAAGATTACGATCCCGCCTTGGGTCGTGTTGACGGGCGCGGAACACAAAACGCCCTATCGCGTTCGGCTAGAAAAAGGCACAATTGCGGTAAATACAGAAGACGGCGTAAAAGTGCTCACCGGCCCTTGCGAATTTGAAGCTGCCGCAGGTATGCAACGGGCGGGTAGAGTGTTTGAGGATGAAGTGGTGTGGGTTGATGTTTACGACAATCCAGACGACTGCACCGACATTGCCGAACTTGAAGACCGTTTGTATGTGGTGCCCGAGTGCGGGCTTGGCGATAGTCGGACAGAAGCACAAAAAGCAAAAATTGCTTACCGTGCTTTTTTGTACCAAATTGGGTTGGATACAGCAAACAAATTTACCTACGACATCTGTGATGTGGTAGCGCGTAAAATGCAACGCAAGGGGAAATAATATGGCCGGATGGATAGCAGCAGCAACAGTCGCAAGCGCCGCAATTGGTGCTAGTTCGGCTAGGAGCGCGGCAAGCACGCAAGCCAGTGCGGCTGATCGCGCGGCTGAACTGCAACGCGAACAATTTGAGCGTCAAGTTGAACTGCAAGCCCCGTTTCGTGAGGCCGGTGTTCGCGCATTGCCAGAACTCGAAGCAGCGTCTAGGTACACGCCGTTTGGCATGCAGCAGTTTACTGCTGACCCTGGCTACGGCTTTCGTTTGTCAGAAGGCCAGAAGGCACTTGATCGTCAAGCCGCTGCCCGTGGTGGCCTGATCTCTGGCGGCGCTCTGAAGGCCGCGCAACGCTACGGCCAAGAGATGGGTAGCCAAGAGTACACCAACGCTTTTAATCGCTACCAGACTGAGCGTCAGGCTCGTCTTAATCCGCTGCAATCTTTGGCCGGTGTCGGTCAGACTTCTGTAGCCCAACTGGGCGCTGCCGGTCAAACAATGGCAAGCAATGTAGGTGAGGCTATTGGCGCGGGGGCGCAGGCCCGTGCCTCTGGTTACATGGGCGGCGCAAACGCTTTGTCGCAGGGTCTAAATCAATATTTGAACTACAGCCAAGGGCAACAGCGCAACGCGCTATTGCAACGGGCTATCGGCCAACAACAGCCAGGGCTAGAACAATTAGGTGAAGGGTCTTACTAATCATGGCACTCGTAAACCCCAACATTGCGATGAGTTTTCGCGGCGTAGAACTGCCGCAACAGAACGCGCTGGCTGACTATGCCGCCATCCAACAGATTCAAGGCGGCAGACAAGCGCAAGAACTGAACGCGCTGAAGATGCAAGAGTACGAACGCGCGCGTACCGAAGAAGAAGGCTTGCGTAATTACTTGGCACAAGCTGACTTAGCTAACCCGCAAACGCGGGCTGGGTTAGCGCGATACGGCAAAACTGGTTTGGCGTATGGCGAGGCTTTGACCAAGCAAGACACAGCAGCGCTAACGCAACGCGAAGCTGCGTTTAAAGTTCAAAAAGCTAAAGGCGATTTTATTGCCCAAGCAAAACGTGACACAAGCCAAAATCCTTCTGATGCAAACCTTACCGCGTTTAAAGAAGATTTGCTGGCTAACCCGCTATTTACCGAGCCTGAAAAATTAAGGCTGGGCGCAAATGTTGACAGAATTTTGGCTATGCCAGTTGGTGAGCGGCGCGCGTTTATGGCTAGCCAAGGCGCAAGCGCAAGCGAGTTGAAACCCGTTTTGACGCCACAAACTCTTGGCGGCACTGCACGGATATTAAGCACTCCAGCTTTTGGCGGCGTTTCAACGCCAGTAGAGGGCAGCGTTGGAACAGTTACCGCCGCGCCCGCCGCGCCGCCAGTAAGCGTTGCGGAATTTGAGCGCGCTAAAACAGACCCTGCATTTATGAAATTTTTGCAAGACCGCGCCGCGGCTACCCGCGCGCCGCGCCCCGAGGCAGCGCCACGGACACAGCAAGTGACGCTCAGTGACGGTAGCCTTGGTATCGTAAACATGGATACCGGCGTGATCACGCCGTCTACTGTTGGCGGTGCAACGGCTAAAGGAAAACTTTCGCCGTTTGCTGAAAAAACAGCAGCGCAAAAAGTTCAGATGGGCAAAGACATTAACCAAGCCATTTTTGAATTGAAAGATGCGGTCAAAGTTGGCGGGTTAATTGATAAATCTACCGGCAGCGGTGCTGGCCGTTTGTATGATGTAGGCGCTGGCTTTTTTGGTCAAGCCCCAGAAGGCGCAATTGCTGCCGGTCAACTCGCACCCATTGCTGATCTGGTTCTTAAGATGGTGCCTCGGTTTGAAGGCCCGCAGTCTGACAAAGACACGCAGTCCTACAAAGCAGCGGCAGGTGAGTTGGCTAACCCATCGTTGCCAACAAAAATCCGCAAAGCCGCCGCGAATGAAATCATACGTTTGATGGAAGCCCGCAAAAATCAGTTTGGTTCTGCCGATATGGCCGCGCCGGCAGGTGGCGGCGGCGTTGACACCAACAATCCGCTCCTGAAATAAGGATTGATATGGCTGGCTTGGCTTCCCTTCTTAGCGACCCTAACTACACTGGCGCAAACGCGGCCACTAAGCAGGCTATTTTTGACAAGTTTGCACCGCAAGACCCAAACTTTGTAAACGCAAACCCCGAGACTCAACTAGCTATCCGTAGCAAGTTTGGGTTGACGGCAGCGCCCGTTGCTGCCGCGCCTAGCAGTGGCATTCCGGCTGAACGTAAGCCACCTACAACATACGAGCGCGTTCGTGAGTTTGTCGCCCCTACGGTTGAAATGTTGGGCGCGGCTGGCGGCGGTTTAATTGGCGCTGGCGCGGGTACTCTGGTAGCGCCTGGTGTTGGCACAGTTACCGGCGCCGTAGGCGGCGCGGGGCTTGGCTATGGCATGGCTAAAGAAGCGCTTAACTTAGCCGACATCTACATTGGTGGTAAAGCACCGCGACAAGGCGCCGCACAAGTCGTAGAGCCTATTCGTAATGTTCTTGAAGGCGCTACGTTTGAGGCCGGTGGCCGTGTGGTGGGCCAAGGGCTTGGCTACGTTGGCGGCAAGATTGCCGATATGCGCCAGATTCCAAAACAAAAAGCCGCAGAGATTGCCCGTAACGCTCTTGGCCCAGATTTGCCGGAAGTGCTGAACGCGCTCAAGGCCGCAAAAGGCCAGCCTTTAACTGCTGGTCAAGCAGCCGCCGACATCAACAGCCCTACTTTTCAAGCGCTTGTTGATCGGGTAACCAAGCGTGATCCGCGATTCCTTGCGGCGCTTGAGCAATCCCAAGGCGAAGTGTCGTTGAACGCGCTAGCTAAACTGGCTGGTGGTGCTACGGCTACTGAAACCCGCGCTACAGCGGAAGCCGCCAAAAAAGCGTTGGCGCAGACCACCACGCCAATGCGTGAGGCGGCGCTTAACCGCGCCAACTTGGGCAAAGATGTTGTTGCGTTTGAAGCGCAGGCTGGCAAGTTGAGCGCCGAAGCGGCACAAGAAGTTGCTAATGTTCGCCGGCTAATTAACGCGGGCAACTTGGCCGAAGCGGCTGGCCGGCTTGAACTGATTAAAAAAGGCGTGCCTGTTGGCTTCACCAAGTACACCTACAAAGGCGATCTGGCTAAGATGGCCGACGAGTGGGCCACGGGCGCTGCCAACGCTTCGCTGGACTTGGGCCAAGGCGCTCGGTTTGCTCAAGGCGCGGCTGACGCGCTGCGGGCAGTTGGCATCAAGCCGCTAGAAGGCGCAAAGATAGCCCAAAGCATTGCCGGCGTAGCCAACAAGCCTGAGTTTGCGGGTAACGATTTGCTGGCTGGCGCGGCTAAGAATGTTGCCGATGACATCGCCAAATGGACTGGCAGTGGCGGTGTGATTGACGCCGTGGCCTTGGACGCCATCCGCAAGAACTCTGTCAACGCGGCCATTCAGCAGTTGCGCCCAGGCGTTGATGCCACCACACAGCGCAACCTTGCAGCCGGCGTGCTGTCTAAAGTCAAGCCTCTGATTGACGATGCCCTTGAGGCGGCTGGCGGCGTAGGCTACAAACAATACTTGGCCGACTACGCCAAGGGGTCGCGTCAGATTGCCGAACGCAAATTGACTGGTGAGGCGCTTAACTTGTTCAAGACTAACAAGGATGCGTTTGTTAAGCTGGTGCAGGGCGAAACACCAGAGGCCGTTGAAAAGATTCTTGGCCCTGGCAGCTACGACATCGCCAAAGAAGTCAGCGAGAACACGCTCAATGTGCTGCAAGACCAAGCGGCTAAAGTGTTACGTGATGCCAAAATAGCATCACAAGTTGCTGGCGGTCAAGACGCGCTCAAACAGTTGCTGCTCGATAACATGTCCAAGATGCGCTTGCCGTCCTACATCACCGCAGTGGCGGCGACGACAAACAAGGCGTTGTCAATTTTGGAAAACAAGATTGGCAAGAAAACGCTGGGTACATTGACTGAGGCCATGAAGACGCCAGAAGGCGCGGCGGCGCTGTTGGATACACTGCCTGCTTCCGAGCGCGTTCGTGTGCTGAAACTTATTTCAGACCCTAAGAGTTGGGCGCAAAAGTCAGTGGGCGCGGCGGCTATCGGGGCTACAAACGCGCTTGCACCGCCAAACGAAAACCGCATCCAGCTTAACAACATGGCGCCTGGACGACCATAATGGATTACCAAGTCTTGTTCAACGGCGCGGTTGTTCTGGCGTCTTTCTTTGGCGGGTGGACGCTCAACAGCATCACTAGGTCGCTAGAACGCTTGGACACTGACGTGCGGGCGATGCCCACCACCTACGTGGCCCGCAACGACTACCGCGAAGACACCCGCGAGATCAAAGAGATGCTCAGTAAAATCTTTGACAAGCTGGAAGCCAAGGCCGACAAGTGATATATGGACGCCTTACCTCCACCACCACCGGCAATCACAGCGCCAGTTTTTGAGTGCGTGAGGTGGTCGTGGTCGTCTGACCGCAAAGAGGTCTGGTGCTTGCAGTGGCGGGAGAAGAAATGATCGACCCGCTTACCGCGCTAGCAGGCATTCAGGCAGCGGTCGCGCTGATCAAGAAGGTCAGCAAAACTGTTGACGATGTATCGTCGCTCGGGCCTGTGCTGGGCAAGTACTTTGACGCCAAGTCCACCGCCACTAAAGCCGCTGTTCAGGCCAAGAAGTCCAAGTCGTCAATGGGCACGGCCATCCAGATTGAAATGGCCTTGGATCAGGCCAAACGCTTTGAGGACGAGTTGCAACTCCTGTTTATGCAGGCGGGGAAAATAGACGTCTGGAACAAGATCAAGTCTAGGGCGGCAGCGATGGACGTGGAGTCGGCCCATGACGCCAGACGTGAGCGTGAGGCTGCGAACAAGCGCAAAGCAGAAATGGATGAGGCGGTTGAGCTTACGCTGTTGGCGCTTGTCTTCTTTGGCTTGCTCGGCATCATCCTTTATTTTAGCCTCGGCATTCTTGAGCAGCAAAGATGAGCGCCGAGCAACTTAGCCTAGTTGACAAGGTGCTGGCGTATGTCAGCAGCCCCTTCCGGCTGTTCGCAATGGTGCTCATGGCCGTCCTGACCTTCGCCGGCTACTTTGTATACACGAACCAAGAACTTCTGATCGGCGCCTACAAGGAGTCCAAGAAGATTCCGAGCATTGCTGAAGACCGCGTAGAGGACGCCGCCGCCCACCTATTTAAGCAGTCTGGCGCGCTGGTGGTCGCGGTCTTCAAAGTCAACAGCATGTTCGGCACTCGGGTTCTGTACCGCGCCTATGGAAAGAACGGCAGGGACAAAACAAATGACGGGCTGGACGTTGGCCTGTTCACCCAGAACGCCGCCAACAACGCTGATGTTGTCAAGCTGATGGCAAACGAGATTCCATGCAGCGAATACAAATCGGCGCAGTCGGAGATGGGCTTGTGGTACATCGCCAAGGGCGTGGCCTACACTTGCCGCATCAGTGTGCCGCCGGAGCCTGGACGCTTTGTTGGGCAGATCACAGTCGGCTGGGCTACTCAGCCTGAAGACATGGACAGCACCCGCGCCATGCTTCAAATCGCAGCAACCATGTTATCAAGGAGTAAACAATGATTGGACTAGATGCACTTCTAAACGTGGGCGGTAAGCTCATCGACAAACTGATTCCTGACCCAGAAGCCAAAGCCAAGGCCCAGTTTGAACTGACCAAAATGGCGCAAGACGGCGAGTTAGCCAAGATGGCGAACGACACGGACTTGTACAAGACCGAGCAAAACAACCTGACTGACCGGCTCAAGTCGGACATGAGCAGCGACTCTTGGCTGTCCAAGAACATCAGGCCCATGACGCTGGTCGCTATCTTCATTGGCTACTTCGTGTTTGCCATGATGAGCGCCTTCAAACTAGATGCCAACGAAGTCTACGTCACTCTGCTGGGCCAGTGGGGCATGCTTGTGATGAGTTTCTACTTCGGTGGCCGCACGCTTGAAAAAATTATGGACATGAAGAGCAAAAAATGACACCACACTTTACCCTTGCGGAACTGACCGCCACCAGCCACCGCCAGTTCGACAACACGCCCAACGAAAAAGAACTCGCCAACTTGCAAAAGCTGGCTGAGTTCTTGGAGCAAGTCAAGACCACGCTGGACGGCAAGCCGATTATGATCAACAGCGCCTTCCGGTCAAAGCAAGTCAACGACAGCGTAGGCAGCAAGGACACCAGCCAGCACCGTCTAGGCTACGCGGCTGACTTCAAGGTGCCAGGCATGACACCAGACCAAGTTGTGCGCGCCATCATTGCGTCTGACTTGCAGTTTGACCAGATCATCCGTGAGTTTGACGCTTGGACGCACATCAGCATCAGCCCCTACCCTCGCCGTCAGGCGCTGATCATTGACCGCGCTGGGACTCGACCTTTCGCATAAGCGCTCGGTACGCCTCAATGGCGTCCTTGAGGTCGCACTGAAGCTGCTGAATCCGGTCGTCTTGCTCAACCATCTTGTCGCTTGCCGCTTGCGCGAACTGTGCTAGGTTTTCTTGAGTCCAAGTTTTGAAGTTTGACATGTTCTTCCGTTATGAATTTATGGCCGTTGCCGCACTCTCGGCGGCGTAGTGTATAGCCTTCCTTGTTTCTAGTCTCGCTGACAGTTGTCCATGTGTTGCAAGTTGGGCACTTCAAGTGTTCTTCTCCTTTAGCTTGTCTTCAATGGCTCGGGCAAAGTCTTCAACCCACCCGCCAAACAGAATTCGGTACTCATCCGCAATTGGCTGAAGTTCGTTATTTGTCAGCCCAACCCATGTGCGCTGTGCTGTAGGGTAAACAAGGTGACCGCCGTCAACGTAATGGTTTGCAACAGGCTCCCGCACAGGTGCTGCAAGGGCTTGCTTGATGGCGGTGATGGCTTTGTCTCGGTCACCAATTGTATAAAAACTTGTCAGCGCGGTGGGGTGCAAGTGTGTCAGCGCCTCCAGCGCCAGCTTCAGTGCTTCGTCTTTAGTCATGCTTGTCCCCTTGCTCGGATGACGGCAATTTCATCTTCTAGCATTTTGATGTGCGCGTTAGTTTTTTCTATCTCAGGTGCATTTGCGGCAATGATGCGCTCACGCTCATCAGCGCGGACAAGGGCGGCAAAGCGTTCAAGGGTTTTATCCACCATCTCTGGATGAATAATCCCAGCCTCACGCGCCATGCGGATGATGTCTTCTTGTTTCATACCAGCAGACTCCAAATGTAAAACCCCGTGAAGAAAAACAGGGCTGCTATCACCACCAGTGCCACCAGCACAAAGCCAACGACAACACTGCCGATCATCTGCCAAGTGTCTGACACGGGTTCGATGTCGGCAGGCACGATAGGATACGGCGCGATCTTGCGAGTCTCTGGCTCAAGCCCTGCCGTGGTGAAGTGGCAGTCCATGCCGCAAGTCGGCTGGCGTGGGCATTCACGATACCCCGTGTCGCACATCCTGGTCATGTCGCCACCTCCTCAGTCTTGCCCAGATACGCCTTCAGCCGCTTGACGCGGTTCTTGTTGTAAGTCACCAGCGAAGTCGCGTATTCGACGGCGCTCTCGGCTTGCAGCAGTTCGTGCTCTGCGTGCATCAACTCATGCGCCACCGCCTGCGCTGGCGTAACGGTCTTCATCATCAACCGCAACTCAGTCCAGATGTACTTAAACATGTTTTGCCTCCTGTAGTAGTTCGATCCGTTCGCGGCTGACCCGCAGCGTGTTGTAGCGTTGGTGCAGGCGCTCCAAAACCGACACGCGGCGCTGGTTCTTGCGCTCCTCCGTCAGCATCTCCAGCACTTGCACCTCGGTCAGTGTCCGCAGTTCTGCGTTAAGACTTCGCCATGTAGTCATAAATCTTCCTTTCTAGCTTAATAATTATTTTGTCCAACCTGGCGACAGTGCGCGTTGCCGCGTTTGCCTCCCTCTGCCGTATCTTCATCTCAGCCAGCGCCGCCTTTAGCTGCGCCTTCCATAAATCAATCCGTCTCATTTCAAAGCCTCCAATGCAATGTCCGACAATGTGCGCTTGTCGTGTAGCGCGCCCCAAATCTTCTCGTCAACCGTCTTGTGCGTCAGCATGACGTAGCACCAGACCGCATTCTTCTGGCCGCTGCGGTGCAGCCGCCCGATGGTCTGCTCGTAGAGTTCCAGCGACCACGGCAGCGACAAGAACACGATGTGGTGCCCGCCGTGCTGGAGGTTGAGGCCGTGTCCGGCTGACTTTGGGTGGACTGCGAGTAGTCTGACTTTGCCGTCATTCCATCGCTCAATTGCGCCCACGTCATCAAGGGTCGTAACGGTAAAACGTCGCTTAATCTCGGCGAGTTCTTCTTGGTATTGATAGACAAGGATGGTGTTGGTGTGTTGGTTTTCATCAAGCAATTCCTCAAGGCGGTCAAATTTATGGCTAGATAGCCAGACGGGGCCATTGTCGGTGTACAGGAACCCGCTTGCCATCTGTTGCAGCTTCTGCGTCACGACAGCCGCGTTGACCGCCACCACATCATTCAGCACAAAGTCTTTCTTCATGGTGTTGTAGTCCGTCATGTCCATGTCGCAGCGCAACTCGACCGTGTACAGCGGCGGCAGCGTGTCTTTGTAGTCGCCTGGCTCCAGTAGGTAGGTGGCCGGCTTGATGCGCTCCATGACTTGCGCCAGTGAGCCAGGGCGCGGTGCCCAATCGCCGTACTCTTTGTTGATCAGGATGAAGTACTGCTGCTGGAACGCGCCTTTGCTGCGGCCAAGCAGCGACTGATCAACAATCTTGCACTGGCCGAACACATCCTCCAGCCCGTTGCTGGTAAAGCTGCCGGTCAAGCCCCAGCGGATGTTGATCTTGTCGATGACCTTGTTCAGCGCCTTGAACCTAGCGCCGGACGGGTTCTTCAGCTTGGTCAACTCGTCGTAGACGATGCCGTCAATGTGCGCTAGGTTCTGTGTCGCTAGCCACTGTATGTTGTCGTAGTTGGTCACGATGATCTGCGCGCCGCCGCCAAGCGCCGCCTTGCGCTGTGCAGGCGTGCCCACCGCCACGGCCAGCGTCAGACTCGGCGCCCACTTGGGCTGCTCGATCGGCCACACGTCCGTGCAGACGCGCTTGGGCGCTAGCACTAAGAAGCGCTCGACCACGCGGTCGGCCAGCATCGCCTGCATGGCTGTCAGCGTGATGGCCGTCTTGCCTGCGCCCACGGGCGCCAAGATCATGGCGCGGTCGTGTTCATACAGGAAGTCAACGGCCTGTTCTTGGTAATCACGCAACTTCATTAAGCCACCCATTGATCTGATCCTTGTTCCACAGGCATACGTAGTTCTGTTTCATGCGTGCCATGTCCGACATGAAAACCTTCTGCAAGGGCGACAGCCTGCCGCTTTCGGTCTTGACCTCAACGAACCATGTCTGGCCGTTGGGAAAGCAGACGATACGGTCAGCCACACCACGGTGCGCGGGGCTGGTGAATTTGTAGGCCACACCGCCAACCGCTTTGACACGATCAACAAGGTAGCGTTCGATTTGTTTTTCAAGCATGTAAAAAAGTTTAGCACACTTTTATTTTTTATGCTACACTGAACGCCTCATTAACTAAAGGACAGTACATGCAGCACAGTAACATCGTAGGCGGCTCATCAGCCAAGCGCGTGATGGCCTGCCCAGGCTCAGTGGCCTTGGTGCAGAAGATGCCGCCCAAACCCAGCAACAGCCACGCCGACCAAGGCACGCTGCTACACAACGCCATCAGCGCCATCTTGGAAGACCAAAGCGTTGACGTGATCGGCACGCAATACAAAGACCAAGTGCTGACGCAAGACCTCTACGACGAGAAGATCATGGTGGGCCTGTCGTTGCTTGATGAAGTAGACCCTGAAAAGACAATGGAGTACGAAGTCGAGACGCGTGTTGGCTTTGGTGATCTGCTGCCAGGTGTCTTTGGCTCGACCGACCTGATGGGCCGCATCGGCAGTAAGGCGATCATTCTTGACTGGAAGTTTGGCACTGGCGTTGCCGTGTCGGCTGAAGAAAACGAGCAGTTGATGTTCTACGCTGCTGCCGCCATGCGTACTCTTGAAGCGCAGTGGGTGTTTGACGGCGCAACAGAAATCGAACTGATCATCATCCAGCCGCCAGAGATCAAGCGCTGGACGACCACCCGCGCCCGTATCGAACAGTTTGAGCGTGATTTGGTCAAGGCGGTCACCGCAGCCGGTCTGGCTGACGCGCCCCTGAAGAACGGCGACCACTGCCGCTGGTGCAACGCAAAGCCGGTGTGCCCCATAATGACCGGCGCTGTTGATCGGGCGGTTGCCATCAAAATGGACGCGATAGACGTTGACAAGATCGGCGCGTATCTACACAATGCAGACCTCTTGGAAGCGTGGATCAAAGACCTTCGCGCGCTGGCCGAGGAGATGATGAAGAAGGGCAAGCCCGTCAAGGGCTGGAAAGTAGTGCCCAAACGGGCCACAAGATCGTGGGTCAAGGAAGAAGACGCGGTGCATTGGCTTGACGGCAAAGGTTTCGAGTCTAAAGACATCTACAGCAAAGAATTACTCAGCCCTGCTCAAATGGAGAAGTTGCTGAAAAAGAGCAAGTTGACACTGCCGCCCGAACTTGTGGTGGCGGTGTCTTCAGGCACCACAATTGCACCGGAGAGCGATCCTCGGCCAGCAGTTGTACTAATCGGGCAGCAGTTAAACGCTGCTCTTTCTAAAATAATGTAAAGGTAAAATATGTTAACTGTATTTAAATCCGCTGGCCTTCCAGCAGTCTCCTCCCTCGCTACTTCCCTGCGTTCTATCCAAGCCGATGTTGGCCCAGCCGGCGTTGTCATCCTCAAGATGGACAAGACCGGCCATTGGGTGTTCGGCGCTGATCAGACCGAAGTCGAAGACGAAGCCACTTGGGCCGTCAATCCTTTCTCGTTCGTCCACGGCTTTATCGCTTGGGGTGACGGTGAAGTGTTGGGCGAGAAGATGGCAAGCGTAAGCCAGCCATTGCCTGAACTCGACATTGCACCGCCGAGCGCCAAGAAGGGCTGGGAGACGCAAGTCGGCATGTCGCTCAAGTGCTTGTCTGGTGAAGACAAGGGCATGGAAGCGCGGTTCACCACCACATCCGTGGGCGGTAAGCGCGCCGTGCAAGCCTTGGCAGTCGCCTTGGCCGAGCAAGTCGAGAAGGATCAGACCAAGCCAGTGGCTATCATCAAGCTGAAGAAAGACCACTACGCGCACAAGTCATACGGCAAGATTTACACGCCGGTCTTCAGCGTGGTCGAGTGGGTTGGTATGGATGCGGATGAAAAGCCCGCAGAGGCTGAAGCTGTACCCGCTGATGAAGCGCCAGCACCAGCCGGACGCCGCCGCCGCGCAGCGTAAGCCTTTCCTGATGCCCATTCGCAAGAGTGGGCATTGGAAAATGCTCTACTTAGATTTTGAAACCCGCAGCCACTGTGACCTTAAAAAGCACGGCGTCTACAACTACGCCCAACACGCATCGACCGAGGTGCTGTGCATGTCATACGCCTTTGACGATGGCGAGGTGCAGACTTGGCTACCCAGCCAGCCGTTCCCCGATGAAGTGCGCCAGTACGCCGGCCTGATCTACGCCCACAACGCCGCCTTCGAGCGCTTGATCTTCTGGTATGTCTTGCAGATCAACTTCAAGCTGGAACAGTTCTATTGCACCGCCTCGCAGGCCAGAGCCAACTGCGCGCCTGGCTCGCTTGAGGACGCTGGCCGGTTTGCCGGCGCCAGCATGAAGAAAGACCATCGTGGAAGTCAGTTGATCCGGCTGCTGTGCGTGCCGCCGTTCCGTGAGGACGCCGCCCTTATGGCCGAGATGGTGGCCTACTGCGAACAGGACGTGCGCGCCATGAGGGCCATCAGCCAAGCCATGCGGCCACTGTCAGAGCAAGAACTGTCTGACTATCACGTCAACGAGCGCATCAACGACCGTGGCGTGTTGGTGGACGCCCCGCTGTGCGCCGCTGCCGTGCGCTTTGCCGCCGCTGAGACAGAAGAAATTCAGCAGATCGTGGCCGAGGTGACCGAAGGCCAGATCACCAGCGTTCGCTCGCCTAAGATGCGCGAGTGGGTGTTGGAGCGTGTAGGCCCAGAGGCCAAGAAG